TCTGGCAATATCTACCCGATGCAGTCCGAAGTTCACCAGGACAGTCCATTTATCACCCGACCAGTCCCGATCGATGGTGACTAGTGGCAGCTCGTAAACAAGCGCTACGAGGGGCAACCAAGGCAAGGATTCACAGTCCACTCCTCAAGGGCAAAACACGCTCAGATGAGATCGCTAAGATGGCTGAGGACTTGGGCACGCCTTTATTACCCTGGCAACGCTGGATGTTAGATGACATGATGCGAATTGACAGTAAAGGGAATTACATTCGCAAGACAACACTGCTATTGGTGGCGCGCCAGAACGGCAAGAGCCATTTAGGTCGTATGCGTGTGATCTGGGGTCTCTTTTATGGAGGCGAGACGAAGCACTTGATCATGAGCTCTAACCGAGCGACTGCACTCATGACCTTTCGTGAGATTGCCTGGATCATTGAGAACGCACCTCACCTGAAGGCTGGCACTAAGGCGATCCGCTACGCCAATGGAGGCGAGCGCATCGAGCTGCTAAACGGGGCAACACTTGACCTAGTATCTGATACTCGTGACTCATCTCGTGGACGTACCGCAGATTTCTTATGGATCGATGAAGTTCGAGAGATCAGCAAGGATGGTTACACGGCTGCAATTCCAACCACTCGTGCCCGTCCCAATTCTCAGACTTTGCTAACGTCGAATGCCGGGGACGCCTTTTCTGAAACCCTTAATACATTAAGAGAGCGAGCCTTATCCGCACCACCTAAGTCTTTCGGGTTCTATGAATACTCAGCACCGCAGTATTGCAAGATCACAGATAGAAACGCTTGGGCAATGAGCAACCCTGCTCTTGGTTACACAATCACGGAGGAATCACTTGAAGAAGCTGTGGCAACTAACAAAATTGAAGACATTAGGACTGAGCTTCTATGTCAATGGATTGATTCTCTGCAGAGTCCGTGGCCTCATGGCGTACTTGAAGCAACTTCCGATGCCACACTCCAGATTCCGGTCGGCGGTTATACGATCTTTGGCTTTGATGTTTCTCCGTCTCGTCGGAATGCAAGCCTCGTTGCTGGTCAGATTATGGGTGACGGAAGAATCGGCGTCGGGATTCTCCAGACGTGGGAGTCTCAAGTCTCAGTAGATGATCTCAAGATAGCAGCCGACATCAAGGGTTGGGCAGATCAGTACCGACCTAAGATGATTTGCTACGACAAGTACGCAACACAGTCGATCGCCGAACGCCTTGCTAATGCTGGTCAGATTATCCAAGATGTCTCAGGCCAGCAGTTCTATCAGGCCTGTTCGGATCTTCTTGATGGTCTGGTTAATTCTAGGGTTGTTCACAATGGGCAGGAAGAATTGATTAAACAGATGAACAACTGCGCGGCAAAAAATAATGATTCAGCGTGGCGTATAGTAAAACGCCGCAGCGCAGGGGACATTTCAGCACCAATTTCACTTGCCATGGTTGTATCAATGTTAATGAAACCACAACAGGTAGCGGCTATTTACACAGAATAGACTACATGTAGTGTATAATTGCCATCTATGGGTATCCTTTCGCGCCTTACAGGTGCAGCATCAAAGTCTGATATTGAAGCGCAGTATGCACCTCAAGTCCTAGGTGAGTATTCTCCCTATGCGATGCCATTCCAGTTCGCTTATGTCGGACGCACAGAAGCCATGGGAGTCCCGGCACTAGCTCGATGCCGTAATCTTCTCGCTGGCACAATTGGTACGATCCCACTTGAACTTTACAAGAAATCAACTGGCGAAGAATTAGGCAAGCCACTCTGGTTAGAACAACCTTCGTACCATCAGCCGCGTTCTGTCACTATTGCTTACACAGTTGATTCACTTCTATTTTACGGACAGGCATTCTGGCAGGTCGTTGAGACTTACCAGGAAGACGGCCGACCATCTCGTTTTGAGTGGATTGCTAACAGTCGCGTAACTGCCACACTTGATCGCGATAACGTATTCGTAAAGTCTTACGCCATCGATGGTACGACAGTACCGATGGACGGTCTCGGATCACTCATTACATTCCAATCACTAAGCGATGGCATTCTCAACACAGGAACATCAACAATTCGTGCAGCTCTTGACATTCAGAAGGCTTCAGTAGTTGCAGCAGCAACCCCAATGCCTACTGGTTACCTTAAGAACACAGGCGCAGACCTACCGCCAGCAGAAGTTCAGGGACTACTTGCAGCGTTCAAGAACGCTCGTCAAAACCGTTCCACGGCTTATCTGACTTCTACTCTGCAGTACGAGACAGTTGGATTTAGCCCTAAAGACATGATGTACAACGAGGCTATTCAGAATCTTGCTACTGAGATCGCTCGTCTCTGCAACGTTCCTCCTTACTACGTCTCAGCAGATCAGAACACAACCATGACTTATGCCAACGTAACCGATGAGCGTCGTCAATTCCTCACACTATCTTTGCAGCCATTTATTTCAGCCATCGAAGATCGTCTATCTATGGATGACATCACGGCTCGTGGCAATATTGTCAAGTTTGACATCGACAAGAATTATCTCCGCACAGATCCACTTGTGGAGTTGTCAATCATCCGTGAACTCCTGGATCTTCAGTTGATCACCCAAGAGCAAGCCATGGAGATGACAGACCTAACACCTAACGGAAGCGAAGGAATGATATGAGCGAGATGCTTACATTCTCGGCAGAACTCACTGCAGATAGCGCAGCACGCACTATCTCTGGCAAGATCGTGCCATTTGACGGCGAGGTTGGTAATACCTCAGCAGGAGCAGTTGTCTTTGAGCGCGGAGCGATTAACATAGCTGATTCAAGCAAAGTGAAGCTCCTATTAGAGCATGACCCAAAGCAGCCAATCGGCCGCGCTCAATTCTTTAACGAAACAGAAGATGGAATCTTTGCATCATTCAAGATTTCTAAATCATCCCGTGGCACAGATGCTCTCATCGAAGCCTCAGAAGAACTTCGTACTGGTCTTTCAGTCGGAGTCATGGTCAATGCAGCAAAGCCTAAGAATGGCGTTCTGTATGTATCGAGTGCCGACCTACTCGAAGTAAGTTTGGTTCAGGCAGCAGCCTTTAAGTCTGCAGCCGTAACCGATATCGCGGCATCTGAAGATGAAGCCGTTGAAGAAACCCTACCAACAGAAAGCGAGACAGCCACCGTGGAAGACACCACTTCAGCAGTCGAAGCAACACCTACAGTTGAGGCTGCCGCAGTTGAAGCTGCTCGCCCTGCTGTAACAGCAATGGCTTACACAAAGCCACGCATTGAACTAACTGCAGCAAAGTATGCAGAGAACTCAATTCGCGCAGCACTCGGCGATGAGTCAGCTCGTCAATACATCGCAGCAGCAGACAACACAACAGACAACGCTGGTCTTGTACCAACGCGTCAGTTGTCAGAAGTTATCAACCCACTTGGAACAACAATCCGTCCATCGATCGAAGCGATCTCACGCGGAGTTCTTCCAGATGCAGGCATGACATTTGAGATCCCAAAGATCACAGTAATGCCAACAGTCGCAGAGACAGCAGAAGATGCAGCGTTCAACGAGACAGACCAGAACTCAGCATTCCTCTCAGTCTCAGTCAAGAAGTACGCCGGACAACAGACATTCTCTGTCGAATTGCTCGATCGTACATCTCCAGCATTCTTTGATGAGCTTGTCCGCAACATGGCAGCCGCTTATGCAAAGGCCACAGATGCAGCAGTAAACGCTGCAATCATTTCAGGCGCAACTGCAGATGCAACAACAACAGTCACATACCCAACGGCTGCAGAGCTTCTCGGTATCGTTGCTCGCGGTTCAGCATCTGTTTACAACGCCACACTAGGTCTTCCAAATCCATTCGCTCGCAACATGATTGTGAATACTTCCCAGTGGAGCAACATCATGACACTTGCGGATAACGGACGTCCAATCTACAACGCATCACAGCCAATGAACGCAGGCGGTCAAGTAGCACCTACATCATTGCAGGGTAACGTTGCAGGACTTAACCTTTACGTGACACCTAACACAGCAGCAGGAACTGACACAGATGGATCAATCCTTATCGTCAATCCAGATGCGTACACATGGTACGAGTCACCAACATACCGCCTACGCGCAGAATCAACTGCAGCAGGACAGGTAACAATCGGCTACTACGGCTTTGGTGCAATCGCCACCAAGGTAGGCAGCGGAGCGTTCAAGAACAACAAGGCGTAAGCCAACCCTAAGTCGCTGGCGGCGGAGTGCCCTTCTCCGCCGCCAGTCTTTAGAAAGGATTAGCATGGCACTCACAACAGTTGCAGAGCTTCGCACCGCCCTAGGCGTTGGCACTCTCTACGCTGATGCAGTCTTGCAGCAAGTCTGCGATGCCGCAGATAACGTCTTGCTACCTTTCATCTGGAATAACACTAATTTCGCCGTGGCTCACTCTAACGTGGGAACAGTCGGCACAATTTATTTTGATTTTAACGTCCGCGATATTTATTACGTCGGACAGACAATAAACATCGAAGGTGCTGGATCGCACTTTAATGGCAACAAGACAATTACAGGCGTTGGCAATCAAAGCATTACAGTCACGACAAGCCATGTAACAGATACGCCTAAGCATCCTTTTAATCCATACGCCAGCATTAAGGCTTCTACTTATCTTGATCCAGCGACAGTACCGGCAATTCAAGAGGCTGCTCTTATGATCTCGATCGACATTTGGCAGTCTCGCCAGGCTCCATCTTCAGGCGGAGTCACTATCGATGGCTATCAGCCAAGTCCTTACCGCATGGGCAATACCCTTCTAGCGCGTGTTCGTGGATTACTTGCACCTTATCTTGATCCGAGATCGATGGTGGGCTAATGGCCGCCATATCAACCCTTCGCGCAGGAATCGCCGCAGCTCTTACCGATAACACAAAGTATTCAGTTTTTTCATTTCCACCTGCAACACCTATTGCCAATAGCGTCATAGTCGCACCTGCTGATCCGTACATCTCACCATCTAACGGCTGGCATTCAACTATTTCACCTATGGCCAATTTCGTAATTTCCGTCATGGTTCCTTTGCTCGATAACGAAGGCAACCTTAACGGGATGGAAGATAACATCGTTCGGGTTTTCAACCTGCTCGCTGCATCTGCCTACACCTACAACGTGACAGAAGTATCGGCTCCAGCCGTACTCAATGCCGCGTCTGGTGATCTACTAACATGTAATATCAATATCTCAGTCCTAACGAGTTGGAGCTAAAATGTCCGAGTGGGAAAAAGAGCAAGAAGCCTTCCTGAAGAAGATCGGGCAGGTAGCACCATCAGCACCAAAACCATCTACTAAGAAAGACGAGGAATAACCTAAATGGCTGTATTTCTAAACAACAAGGTCGGCGTGAAGGTTAACTCTGTCGATCTTTCAGACCACGTTACCGCAGTAACACTTAACCGATCATTCGATGAGTTAGAAGTAACTGCAATGGGCGATGGCGGCCACAAGTTCGTTAAAGGCCTTGAGGCATCATCTGTCACAATTGATTTCCTTAACGACACCGCATCAGCGAACGTCCTTGCAACCCTTCAGGCTGCATGGGGAACCAACGTCACAGTTGTTCTACTCCAGGAAAAGGGAACCGCAGTATCTGCAACTAACCCTCTCTACACAATGACTTGCTTGATCAACGGCACAACTGATATCAACGGCGCAGTCGGCGATCTCGGTACTCAATCATTGACATTCAATGTCTCTGGTACAGTAGCAGTTGCCACAACAGGAACATTCTAAGAAACTAAACAAAGGGGCATAGCATGGCAAAGTTGATAGTCACGATGGCAGACAACACAGTCACCGAGATTGAGATCACACCTCGTCTCGAGTACGCGTTCGAGCTATATGCTAAAAAGGGATTTCACAAAGCGTTTCGCGATGATGAAAAGCAATCAGATGTCTATTGGCTTGCATGGGAAGGCCTTCGACTAAGTGGAGTCACAGTCAAGCCATTCGGCGCAGACTTTCTCGAAACTCTCAAGAGTGTAGAGGTTGCTGAGTCTGACCCTTTGGCCTAGGCAGGGATAGCATCCACTATCTCATCGCTCGCTTGAGCATTGAGACGGCTA